CCCCCGCGCCCACGTCCTTGGCCCGGGCCCGTGACAGGGGGGCGGGACCGCCCCAACGGCGGCTGGCAAAGCCTCTGAGGCCGCGTTCGCCAAAGCCCTCAAAGAAATAGACCCTGCCCTTATCGTGGTAGACGGCATGACGCGCCTCTTTGGTCTGCACGGGCTGAATATCAATGACGCGGTGAGCACGGACGTTATCACTACCTGGCTCACCTCACTCACGCGCGGCGGGCGCACCACCGTCCTAGTTATCGACCACACGTCGAAAAACTCAGGTGAGGGCGCGGGGCCTATCGGGTCACAGCACAAAATCGCAATGGTGCAGGGTACCGCGCTACGCGCGGAGGCTATTCAGCAACCCATGCCTGGCAAGTTGGGGCGTGTGAATCTGGTGGTGGCAAAAGACCGGCCCGGTAAAGTGCGCGAGTTCAGCTCACAGAACCAGGGAGAGCAGATAGCCGCTGAGGTGGTTATCGACTCACGGACTGAGGGCGTGACAGATATTCAATTTGTGGAGCCGTCGCCCTCCGTCTATTCGGTGGAGTTCTCAGAAAAGCACGTAAAAGCCTATAAAGAGGTTGCTGAGATGAACACCCTCACCGAGGAAATCCTTACTATCGCATTTGAGGGAGACATCGAAAAGGTACTCACTCGCAAGGACATCCAGGAAATCCTAGATATTACCGAAAAGAAGGCACAGAAAGCGCTCAAGCACCTCAAAGAGTCAGGTCACCTAATCACCGTAGGAACCGGGCGGGAGACTAAATACGCACTGAACACAGCACTAGAGGGGGATGAGAACGAGCTATGAAATTCACACCACACGGGCCAAAGCGGTTCACCCACCAGCTCCAAGGACTAGCGCGACTAGTGAAGCAGAAAGGGCGCGGCGCGTTGCTGTTCGACCCAGGCACGGGTAAGACCGCTACGGTGATTGACTACATTTCCCTGCTGGCACAGCACAGCGGGAAAGAGGTTACCAAAGTCCTAGTGCTATGCCCGCTAGTGGCGCGAGATACCTGGCTTCACCAGCTGGGCGACTATCTGCCCCCTTCGGTGGACTACTGGGCGGAGATTATCGGCGGCTCAGGTGTTGAGAAAATCGACGCGATAGCTTCACGCGGCGGGCGACCCTACCAAAAGCTGGCAGACGGTAAAGCACGGCTACGCCCTACTCGGAGGCAGTGCGATACAGCGCTACAAATCCACCGGGCCATCGACCTAGTGACACGCCCCGAATACTCGCGCGAGCGCCTAGAGGAGCTAGGAATAGCGGCATTTAGCTCACCCAATCCGAAAGTACAGCTACTGGTACTGAATTATGACTCTTTTTCGTCACGCCGGGCTATCCGTCACCGCCGCGCTGATGAATGGATGGCAGACGCGGTGCAGAGGTACGAGCCAGACCTAGTAATTTGCGACGAAAGCCACAAGCTCAAGTCGCCATCATCCAACACCAGCCGCGCGGTAGCACGGGCGGTAAAATTCACCCCTAGGCGTATCCTGCTCACGGGTACGGTCATGCCCCACTCACCAATGGACGTTTACGGGCAGTGGCGCGTGTTAGACCCCCTGGAATTTGGGAAAGTGAACGACTTTGGTATCAAAAAGCCCGCCACCTGGACAGGCTTCATGCAGAGGTACGCAAAGCTCGGAGGGTTCCAAGGCAAGGAGATTATCGGCTTCCAGCGGCTAGACGAACTCACGCAGAAAATGGAGAAGCTGGCAATGGTGGTGAAAAAGGAAGACGCGCTAGACCTACCGAAAACCACCGATACCGTTGTACCCGTAACCATGACCGCGAAAGAGTGGAAGGTGTACGACGATATGAGGCAGAACCTAGTGGCAAAACTGGAGGGCGGCGCTTTCGCATCCGCTGAGCTTCGTATTATACAGATGCTACGTTTACGGCAAATCACCTCGGGGTTTATCAAGGATGAAGAAGGTAACCACCACAAGGTAGGTTCCTCCAAGATTGACGCGATAAAGTCACTGGTTCATGACACCCTGGAAGCTGAGCGACGTATAGTTATATTCGCTGAATTTCGGTGGGAGGTTGCCGCGATTACGGAGGCATTAGCGCAGAAAGGTACTCAGGTCTGGCCGGTCACCGGCGATACACCACCGGCCCAGCGCGTAGACATCCGTAAGAAATTCGGAGACACCGGCCCCGATAGCGTAGACCGCATGGTTATTGTGGCTCAAATCAAGACCCTTTCGGTGGCTGTGAACGAGCTGGTATCAGCCTCCCACGCTATTTTCACCACACCGACACAGCAACGAGACGACTATATCCAGGCACGCGACCGCCTGAACCGCGTGGGACAGACACGCCCCGTCACGTACTGGCACATGCAGGTACCCGGTAGTATCGACGAGCTGGTAATGCACCGCCTGGACACACGAACAGAACTTGAAGACACCCTACTTAAGCACATCTACAAAAAGTGACGAGTAACACACCAAAATTGTAGTTGTTAATTACAAAATACCTGTAAAAAGGTGTATACTGTAATTACAACAAAAACAATAACTACAAAAACAACTAAGATTTAGCAGTTTTAGTAACAGCCAAAGCCTAGCCTAAGCCTACGAATAGCCTAAGAAAAGAGATAGAAAAATGAGCAAGAAGACTCGCAACAACATCATTGATTTTGTATCACTCGCACTGGTGTGGTCGATAGCAATTATCGCCGGGGCAATCATGTACCCGCATCTGCCGAATGCTGCGGGCCTGGCCCCTCTTCTCGGAGCCGGTGTACTAATCGCACTGCCGCTAGGGCAAGCGGTAGCACTACCGAATAAATCAGACCAGCAGGGCACCGCCCGCCGCGTACAGGCCGTAGCATCTGACTTTGAGCTGGTAGCCTAGTGCAATGCTTGATTTAGAATGTTATGTGTGCGGAGGGGCGCACTGGGACTGTGAATGCCCCGTCATCACCCGCGGTAAATCGTCCGAAATTGATTTAATGATGGCAGTTTATTATGAGCAAAATTAGTTTCTCGAAAGCAGACACACATAGGGCCTGTCCGCAGAAATACGGCTACCGATACATTGAGGGTCTGGTACCAGATGATGCGAACGTTGCAGAGTGTGAACGCATTTTCGGCCTGTTCTGGCACGCGCTAATGGCCGCTGACTCAATCGAGCGGGGCGTGTCGGCCAAGACACTAAAACTTGCCCCTACCGCGTTGCAGACACTCGGAGACGGTATGTATGAGATACCGACCGGGGAGGCAAACGACACCGGCGAGTACGTGTACTACACGAACCTAGTTGAGCGCGTGGCTGAGGCCGCTGACGCTTACACACGCACCCTTTCGGAGGAATACGCGGCAGAGTTCGTGAGCCGGTTGGGCGGTTCGCTCAGCGAGCGCATCAAGTACACCTATAACAGGTGGCAGGAAATGTACGCAGAGGTGCACGAGACAGAACACCCTATCGCGGTAGAAATGCCAGTGAGCCGCGCGGTACCTATCGAAGAACAGCTAGAGTTCCGTGGCTACATAGATGAGGTCTACCTCGATACGGTGCGTGACGTTGTGTGCGTGCGCGACCACAAGACCCACAAGAGCCTGTCTCAGGTATCCACGATTGATACATTCTTTGAGTCACAGCTTCACCTCTACGCATGGGCCGCCGCGCCACAGCTCCAAGAGTGGGGATACTCAGACCCTGCAATGATTCAGTACGCACGGGTGCGTATGACGGCACCGAAAGAGCCAAAAATCACACTCACGGGCACGCTGTCTAAGTCAGTCTCAGACTATGACCTGCACACCTACCTTTCGTGGGTGGGTGAGGGCGTACCCTTCGAGGGCCGTAAAAAGGATGGCTCGGGAGCGGGGGTATACATCGCAGAACCCACCGTTATTGAGCGCCTAGAGTCACCAGCTGAGCGTGAAAAGTGGTTCATGCGGGCGACCGTGCCAGTCTCACGCGCTACGGTCATTGAGCACCTACGCGGGCTGAAATACACGAATGAGGACATTGGGCGCACTGAACAGCGCTGGCCTGACGGTCACAGCGTGGGGCGTAACTTTTCCCGTGCGTGCCAGTGGTGCCCCTTCGCTGAGCTGTGCAAGACCAGCCTTACGGGCGGTTCCGTCGGGGAGTTCGACTACCACCTGTACGGACTCAAGGTGAAAAACACCACAGCAAAATAGACGTAATTTATATAGATAAGTAATTACTTTATGGTATAGTAATTACATAAGGATTTAGTAGAAAGGATGGGCACATGTCCCTGAATATTACCGGTCTGAAACCTGTGGATACGTCCAAATCCCGCATGAAGGTTCTGATTTACGGTGAGCCAGGCTCGGGTAAAACCCGCCTAGCATCCACTATCGCAGACCAGGGCGCGAAAACCCTCTTCCTGGATTTTGTGGGTGAGCACGGCACCGCATCATTCGCGGGTGCACCTTACGCAAAGAACATCGACGTGTACCAGGTAGACACCGTGGAAGCACTGGATAAGGTCTACTATCACCTGAAATCGGGTAAGCACGATTACGATGCTCTGGTGGTGGACTCACTGACGGCCATGCAGAACTACGCTGAGCGGTTCGCGCAGGGTTTTCAGGAAACCTCAATTAAGGAAATCTCACGTGGCACCCAAACGCAGAGTTCGTTCCAGGTGTGGGGTAAGTCGAACATGGTTATGACTGAGGTAGCTAAGTTCTTCTCGGACTTGGCAAGCCCTTCCAATGTGCGCCCTATCGACGTGGTGTTTATCGCCCACGCAACGGCAAAGACTAATGACATCTCCAATGAGGTTGAGCGTACTATCGCGGTACAGTCAGGTGCACGTGCAGGTATCCTGGCCTCTATGGATTACGTGCTCTTCACTGAGGTTATTCCTAATATGGAGGGAGACCCAGAAACCGACCCGTCACAGCACATTGTGCGTTTCGGTGCGCATCCTGGATATGTCACAAAAGCTCGGGTACCTCAAGATAAGCTCGGCAAGGTGCCCCCGATTCTAGGGCTGAAAAGCCCGCTGTCACTTACGAAACTGGGAGGGGCGTTAGGTATTATCCGCAAGGCTGATACCGCTAAGAACACTAAGAAGTAAAAGCAAAGCATAGCAAAAGCATAAAGTTACACACTAAATTATCTGAATAGGAAGTATTTAATCATGGCAAAGCACATCCTGGATTTTTCAAATTATGCAGAGCAGCAGACCTCGGAGGGTATCCAGGCGGGTAAGTACCTCGCACGCATCACTAAGGCCGTGGACTCTGAGTCCAAGAACGGGAACACCTACATTCTGCTGAATATGCAGGTTATCGGCGGCCCCAAGGAGCACGTCGACAGCAAGTCAGTTCTGGTAGACCGCTTGACGCTCTCAGATAACGCCCTGTTCCGCATGGCTAATTTCCTCCCCGCTATCGGTATTCCGGTAGATAAGAAGGTAGCCTTTGACTCAAAGCAATTCGTAGGCAAGAAGGTTGTCGCTATCGTTGAGATGGAGGAGTACCAGGGGCAGCCCCGCCCGGCGGTGAAGCGCTACGCGCCTGTGTCCACCTGGGAGGGAGAACTACCCCACGCACCGGCCCCCGCCGCTGAGGATTTTGAGGAAGAGGTAGAGGAGGTGAGCACCGTTGCTGACTCGGGTACTGATAGCAATGCTGCCGAATCCGTTACGGCTGATGGCGCATTTTCTACGGATGATTCTGTAGACGCTGAGAACGGCTCCATCGACGTAGACCTAGACGAGCTGTAATGAGCGGGCGCGGTGTCGCCAATGAAGCCGCGCTTGTGAAACAGATTCAAAACAGAATCAAAAAGGAGTTCCCCACTGCCTGGGTTGTGAAGGTGGTGGGGAACCCTTATCAGGTATCGGGTATCCCCGATTTACTGGTACTGCACGAAGGCCGCCTGTACGCCTTCGAGGTGAAGCACCAGAAAATACGTGAGTCTGAGGAACACGCGCGAGCGCGGGCGAGCGAGATTCAGTTACGCACCCTTGAGAAGATACGGAAAGCGGGCGGCGTGGCCGCTGTTGTCTTATCTTCGGAGGAAGTGCTAAAATATATGGAGGAGTAGGAGAAATTCGTTAGGCTTTCATCTATCTATCTCTTTTGAAGTGTGTTTGGCGAGACCCCCACCGTAAAGGTGGGGGTTTTGTCATATGTATTACAGAAATAATGCACCCCCTACATGTAATTAGTAATTACAATATGGTATACTGATTACATAAGCACAAAGCTTATAAGCACTACGAAGGAGAAAGCTATGAGTGTCACTCACAGCATCCCGCTAGGGGTAGAGGTTATCTCAACACCACTAGACGGTTTCTATATCACGAGAGATGCACTGCACCGGCTGGCCGCCGAATCAGACCTACACCGGCGCGAAACACTGGTAACCCTGGGATGCACCCCGGCAGGTTCCCTAGACTATCGGTGCACAGAGTGTCCTAAGCAAATGCACAAGCCAATGACTGATAAGAAGGCTCCCATTGGCGGGTGCGTACACACTCACGCGGTGCACCGATGGCTAGAGGCACGCGGTAGGGTTACTGAGGCAACCACCGGTTACGCCCCTATCGAAAATGAAGTTATTATCGGAGCTACCACGCTCAATCGTCCCCACTACATCTAGGGAGAAAGAAAGCTATGACTAACGCAAAAACCCCGCGCACCGCTGCTAAACTGCACACCGAAAAGGTACACATGTTCATGCGCCGCCCTATCGTGGATGTGGTACTAGAGCAGGGCGCGAAAATGCCAGCGCGAGCGCATGACGACGACGCGGGCGCAGACCTCACCGCCCTGTTCCCCGGTACCACTCAGGCAATGGTTATCGCGCCGCAAGGCCGCGCTCTGGTACCGACCGGCGTAAGGGTGCGTATTCCCAGCGGCTATGTCGGGTACGTATGCCCCCGTTCGGGGCTTGCTAATGCTCGGGGTGTCACGGTGCTCAATGCGCCGGGCATCATCGACGCGGGCTATACCGGCGAAATCATGGTGAACCTGGTGAACCAAGGCGACACCGAATTTACCGTGACTGACGGTATGCGTATTGCCCAGCTGGTGGTTGCGCCCATTGCACAGCCGGTCTTCCATTCGGTGGACACGCTGGCACAGACACCGCGCGGAACCTACGGGCATGGGAGTACGGGCGTATGATTATCTACATGTACGGGAATTTTGTAGCCTACAGCACCTGTGTACACCAGGTACTCAAGCGGCTGTGGGAGGCGGTCTTTATCACTCTTGCGCACCGGCTGTTGCAGGTGTAGACTAGAGCTATCTCCCAGACCGTCAGGGTGGCCTCAGCACACCGTTCAGCCATCAGAGAGGCCACCCTAGCGACTCAGGTTATGGAATACGTGACGGAGAAACCCCCAGCAATGGGGGTTTTTTCGTACCTCCGATTTGCGGAGGCCACTATATCCTGTATACTTTTGAAGGAGCCAGAGCAAGCTTTCCCGCTTCTATTCAATCACTAACCCTACGAAGGTAGGGAGAACAGAGGCGTAGATACTTGGTCAAAAAAAAAATAGGGAAAGCTACTCTAGTCCATTCCTTTCAAAAAGGCAGACACAGCGAGAACCGCCCCACGCGGGGCGGTTTTTGTATGCCCTAAATCACACTAAAAACAGCATTTTTAATTACAAAATCGTCAGTAAATGGTGTAGACTGTAAATGTACCCAAAAAGGTACACAATAAATTACCAAACACACTATGAAAAGGTGGTAAAGATGGGGGAGAAGCTATACCTCACCATTACCGCGAGCTTTGGCATGGAGCCTAAGCTAATCGATATGTACGTATCAGATGCGGACGGTAAGAAGCACCCTACCTACTATCTGAATGATGACGTTGTACACGCTGACGACGTGTTTAGCGAAGTTATGCGTATCCTGAACCACTACCCGGTAGAAATCTATGACCGTTGCGCTATCGGTAATACCTCAGAACTTCTATTCGCAGTTTCTAAATTCATAGCCCTATTCCCCGTAGAGATTACCGACATCACGGAGGAAGTGGACATAAAGCATTCAGTCAGCCGCATGAATGTTGTACAGCATCGTTGGAATAAGTGGGAAAAGCGCCCACTGCGTAAGGGTCATACACCCATAGAAGGCGACGTATGGGGAATTACTCAGGAGCTTGAGGAGATTAAATAATGACTGAGAACATCTATCTGGCCGTACACTTTGAAGGCTCACCGTTGAAGAGGATGGTGAGTACTTACGTAGCTGACGAGTTCGGGGAACCGCTGAGCGGCTGGGCAATACGCTGGTACCCCGGCATCAACGCAGTCACGGGTTACGAGCTGTCGGACACGCTGGAAGAGGCTACAGGCCTACTCGCACTTATGCGCAAGAACAGCGAAGAAATCTCGTGGGATTTGCTAAACGGGCGACTGGTGCGTGGCGTTACTGAACTGCTGTCGATACCTGGATACCGTGTCTACGACCCTAACGACAATACAGAGTTTCGGCATGTAGACCACACCGCAGGGTTTACGCCCGTTCAAAGTGTGGGCGGGGATATTGGCCGCCTTATCGTAGTAGCACCGCTGGTTTAGGGGAAGAGACAATGACTGAGGTACACGAACCATTCATGTTCAGCGAGGCAGTGCGCGCATTGCAGGTGGGTCAGGAAATACCCAACTCAGAGGACTGTACAAACGTTACCAAAGACCGCTTGGAAAGCTCAGGTGAACAGATGTACCGCCTATCTCAGACGGTAGGGCGGTTTGTGAAATACGAAGTGCAAGGCGGGCTAGTCGGTGAAGACTGTGAGCTAGTGCTCAGCGACCCGCTGCTGGAAATCGGCAAGGAAGTAGAGCTACACGGCACTACTGAGGTATACGACCAGTCCGGAGTTGTGGGTGAGAGCATCATCACCGATTCGCTGATAAAGGGCAGTTCCTACGTAAAGGATGCGGTGGTGACGCGGGCGACCGTAGACCAGAGCGTTATCAGTTCAGGGTGTGCCGTACATGACGCTTTCCTCAAGAACGTGAAGGTAGGCCAACACGTTACAATCCATGGGAATGCGAGCGCTACCCCCCTGGCCTTGGAGAATGTAGACATACCCGGCTTTGTGGTGATTGACCGCCCCGGTCAGGTGCACCAGCTTCCACACCCTCAGCGCGGTTACCTGAATTGGGTAGCTATCGACACGCGCGGCGAGAAGGTGCTGGGAGGGCAGTTCTTCATCCCCATTCGAGGGATTAAGGATATTTGCGAGTACCTGGAAAAGTATAGCCATCACTCACTGAGCGACAAGCAGGTTCAGGAGAACATCGACTTTGTGCACAGCCTGACTCTCCCAGAAAAGCCGTAATATAAATCACAGTGTACCATGTTGTTTACAAAGTAAACAGTATGGTACACTGTATGTATAAGGCAAAAAGCCTTATAACACACCAAATCATTAGGAGATAGAAAATGTTGAAGGCAGTAGGTTCCGTAGAGGTAAGCCTCGATAAGGTCATTACCGGCGTACATGTCACGGGAGTTCATTACGATTCGGTATTTCAGACTGACTTTACCGCTCGCAAGGTTCTGTTCCCTGAGGGGTACAGCGCGCTTGACGCTCTGGATAATCCCGAAGAGTCAGAGAAGACCATCCGTGAAGGTATCTTAGGGTACTTGGATGAGCACGTGAAGGGTAAGACCTTCCAAGCTTCCTACGGTGGCATCCACCAGGTGAAGGGTTTTAAGGTTGATAAGTTCGGACTGTGGGACGACGGTACCACCTTCATAGTCTATCTGGAAGAGATTCTTAGCGAGAGCTAATCACAAAGGATTCACTCAACAATCGGGGGCGGGCACCCCGCCCGCCCCCAAACACACCACGAAAAGAGAAATAGATTGACACCCAAAGACGCCGCCGCGTTCACCTGGTGGCTGGTAATTACGATTCTTGCCGTTGCAGGTGCTACAGCAACCGTGCTAATGATGTTCACGGTAAACAACTTACTCGAACAGGCTTTATGGTTAGCGAGTACCGGCGGGGGCGGTGCGCCGGGGGGGGGCGGGGGCTCCACGGCGTTGGGGTTTTTGGGGGAAA